CAATATAAAGGTAGGATTATATTATATGCTGATTATGTTAAATTAGGTAATGTAGAGTTTAGGGTAAGAGAAGGTGGAAAAGAAAAAGTTAGACAGGAGATGAGAAAAAATGTACATGCATTTGTTATTGGTGATTTATTAGATTATTGTCAGTATCCTTGTGAAAATATGCCACCTGAAACAAATGACAAAGTAATCACATATAACCCTTACAAATATGACTCGTTTGTTAAAAAAGATACAGAAGAACCTATATTTAACGCAAACGAGATAGATATGATTAATACAAAAAATAAAATTTTCCATATTAACGAAGTTATAAGTTAATGGCGTTTCCTAAAAAAATAAAAAAAGATTTAAAACTTACTCCTGAAAAAATATTGTTGGACAGGAGGGAAGAACTTCTTGAGTATATACAGGAAGATGGAACTTATTTACCTAAGAGTGTTTTACACGCCGACTTAGATAGAGGTATGTTGGATTTTGTTCGTGACGATTTAGAAATGGTCGCTGACGGTAAAAAAGTTAATCCTATAGACATTATAACAACTACTCAGAATTGGTCACAATTCACTGAGACGTGGAATTTTCAAGATTTAGATAAAAATATAAAACCTCCTTTCATTGCCACTGTTAGGCAACCTGACGTTAAATATGGTAGTAATCCTTCATTACAATATACAATTCCAAATAGACGACAATTTTATTATGCAAAAGTACCAACATGGGATGGACAAAGAAAAGGGATGGACATCTACAAAATACCTCAACCTGTTCCTGTTGATATTACTTATAATGTTAAAATTTTTTGTACAAAAATGAGACATTTAAACGAGTTTAATAAACTCGTTTTACAAAAATTTACATCACGACAGTCATACACTTTTGTTAAAGGTCATTATGTACCAATTATATTAAATAATGTTTCAGATGAATCCGTTTTGGATATTGAAAAAAGAAAATACTATATTCAAAATTATGAATTTTTAATGATGGGTTTTTTAATAGACGAAAAAGAATTTGAGGTTTTACCAGCGATAACTAGAGCGCTAACTTTATACGAACTTGAGACGGGTAATAAATCAAGAAAAGTTAAAAAAGAACCTTCAAATCCACAAAACTTTAAATTAGATATTTTATTTAGAATAGGTATTGAAGAATTAAGTGAAAAATATTACTACAATGCCGATGTTGATATTTTAGACTCTGATAATGTCGATTCTTTTTCTGTTTTTATAAATAACAATTATATTGGTGATGATATAAATAAAATACAGATAAATAATGGTGATACTTTAAAAATAACCATAATTAAGACGGACATTAATAAAGAATCTATTATAAATTCTAAATTTAGATTACTTTAATTTATTCTCCGTAAATATCTATATCATCTTTACAATTTTCCTCAATTAATAATTCAATATACTTATGTATTTTTAAACCCTTTTTGTTACAATAGATTTTTAATTTACTGTGTGACTCTTCAGATATTTTAATATTCTTTATTTTCATTTAATTAACAAAGTAGAAAAAAGGTAGAAAAAAATCATACCAACTAATAAATATGTTGTGATGATATTTGCACTTTCGTTTTTTTTCTAATATTTATGTTATAAATAAATTAAAGTAATTAAAAAAACATGGCAACATCTAACAAAGTTTTCGTATCTCCAGGTGTATATACATCAGAGAGAGATTTAAGTTTTGTCGCTCAGAGTGTCGGTGTAACAACTTTAGGTATTGTTGGTGAAACTTTATCGGGTCCTGCATTTGAACCTATATTTATCACTAACTTCGACGAGTTTACATCTTACTTCGGAGGTACAAACCCAACTAAATTTGTAAATACACAAATACCCAAATATGAGACATCATACATTGCTAAGGCATATCTACAGCAATCAAATCAACTATTTGTAACTAGAGTTTTAGGTTTATCTGGTTATGATGCTGGTCCTTCGTGGTCAATCACCTCGGTCGGTAATGTTGATAAGTCAACTGTCATACCATCATCAACAGGAGGACCTGTAGATATTACTTTTACAGGTACTTCAGGTAATAGTTCAACTGTTGAGATTACTAACTATAGTGGATTACCTGATTATATCAAAAATTATTTTACAATACCTTACACTACATTCGCAGGAGGTAGTAGTACGATTAAATCAGATTTAGAATCAATTTTTTATGAGGATATTGTAAATAATACTACTCCAGGTCAAACACTTGCAGTTTTTGGAACTCTATCCTCAAGTACATATAATACCTTAACTGGTGTATCTGCAAACTACTCACAAGATAATAATGTATTTGGTGTAAGTGGTGTAACTACTGAAAATAATGATTTTGAGGCTTCTGAAAATGACCCTTGGTATTACTCATTATTTCCTTACGAATCTAATGATTATACGGGAGTGGCGTTCGGTGCTATAACAAGAACAATATTTAATTCTTCAGGTAATAATTATGTTGGTACCGCTAGAGTTTATTGGACACGATATGAATCTGACCCCTTATCTGAATATCATGATATGATATTATCAACTTTCCGTTCAAGAGGTATTGCTACTTATTCGACTGATAGTGGTCCTGTATATCAAGTAAGTGGATTAACGGATTTGAAAATCGATAGTTCAGGTGCATATTCAGCAATAACAAGTAATCCTTTTTCTACCTTCCAAATTTCTGGTATTACAAAAAATAATGAGACATTTACATTTAAAACTTCTTTTGATATTAGTGACGCTAATTATTTAACTAAAGTTTTTGGTCAATCTAATTTTGCAAAACCAAGAACTGAGGTACCAATCTTTATAGAAGAAAATTATTATAATTTATTAAATGTGGGATATAGAGAGGGTAAGATTAGAGGATTAAATACTGAACTATTATCTTTAGAGGGAGCTAGAACAGATTTGGATAATACAGGTATTGGTTGGTACTTAGACAGATATCAAACTCCATCAACACCTTACGTTGTATCTGAATTAAGAGGTAACCAAGTATATGACTTGTTTAGGTTTATTACAATTTCTGACGGTAACTCAGCAAACAGAGAAGTAAAAATTTCAATTGCAAATATATCATTTAATAATGGTACTTTTGATGTAATTGTTAGAAGTTTTAATGATACTGATGCAAACCCTGTAGTATTAGAAAAATTCACAAGTTGTTCTTTAGATATATCACAAAATAACTATATAGGTAAAAAAATAGGTACATCAAATGGTGAGTTTGAATTAAAATCTAGATACATTATGGTTGAGATGAATGAAGACGCACCAATAGATGCGTTACCATGTGGATTTAGAGGATATCAAACAAGGCAATATACTACATATAAATCACCACATTTAATTTATAAAACTAAATACTACACTGCGGGTGAGATTATTTATAACCCTCCGTTTGGTAGTGCAAATGGTGACAACATAACGAGAAGTGGTGGTGATAAAGTAAGAAAAACTTATTTAGGTGTTTCAGACACTGTGGGTATTGATGTCGATTTCCTTTCTTATAAGGGTAAACAAAATCCTACAAATTTAGATACCGCGACTGAGTCTTCTAGTTGGTCTTACCTAACAAAAGGATTCCATATGGACTCAGGGGCGACTGTTGTTACAATTCCTGCGGGTTATACAACATCAGGAACATCGGCGTTTGAGGTTGGTGAAACTTCGTTTAGGACTGAACCGTCTAGTGAAACTGACCCATATTACAAATTAAATTCTAGAAAGTTTACTTTAACACCATCAGGTGGTTTTGACGGATGGGACATTTACAGAGAGTATAGAACTAATGCTGACAGATATACATTAGGTAATACGGGTTTCTTAAAAGGAGCGGCGGCAAGTCCTTCATATCCTGATGGGACAGGTTGGGGAGCATTTAAACCAATTCCTGGTCCTAATAAAGAAAATTGGGCAAATACTGATTACTACGCATACCTATGGGGACAATCAACGTTCGCAAACCCTGAAGCTGTAAACATAAATATATTTGCAACACCTGGTATTGATTATGTTAATAATTCAAACTTAATAGAATCAGCTATAGACTTAGTAGAAACAGATAGAGCGGATTCCGTTTATATCTGTACAACTCCTGACTATAAGATGTTTGTACCAACAACATCTAATTTCACAACTGATTTTATATACCCTGAGGAAGTAATTGATAATTTAGAAGAAACAGGTATTGATTCTAATTATACTGCAACTTACTACCCATGGATTTTAACCAGAGATTCAGTAAACAACACTCAAATCTATTTACCACCAACTGCTGAAGTTGTTAGAAACTTAGCATTAACTGATAACATTGCGTTCCCATGGTTCGCATCTGCGGGTTATACAAGAGGTCTTGTTAATGGTATTAAAGCACGTAAGAAGTTAACACAAGACGATAGAGACATTCTATATAAGGGTAGAATTAACCCAATTGCAACATTCTCAGATGTTGGTACAGTTATTTGGGGTAACAAAACTCTGCAAGTTAGAGAATCTGCGTTAGATAGATTAAATGTTAGAAGGTTGTTACTACAAGCACGTAAGTTAATTTCGGCAGTTGCGGTTAGGTTGTTGTTTGAACAAAATGATGACCAAGTAAGACAAGAGTTCTTGGACTCAGTAAACCCAATCTTGGATTCTATCAGAAGAGATAGAGGTTTAATTGACTTTAGAGTTGTTGTTCAAAACACTCCTGAGGATTTAGATGCTAACCAATTAGTAGGTAAAATTTATCTAAAACCAACAAGAGCGCTTGAGTTCATAGACATCGAGTTCTTAATTACTCCAACAGGAGCGTCTTTTGAGGATATCTGATAATTATATAATGGGGGATACTTCGGTGTCCCCCATTTATTACTTTTAATTAAAC